GGGTACGTTCGTTGCCGAGCGTCCGATCCTCATGGACGACGCCACCTATTTCCGTGACGCCTCGACCAACGTGTCGTATGGCATCAAACTGATCAATAACGAGCAGTACAACAATATTGCCGTTAAGACGGTTACCTCGACTTATCCACAGTTGATGTGGGTCAATATGACCTACCCGGACGTGGAGATTTACATTTACCCAGTGCCGACCAAGGTGCTGGAGTTCCACTTTGTGTCGGTGCGTCCGCTGGCTCAACCGGCCACGCTAGACACTAACCTTGCGTTCCCGCCTGGATACCTGCGTGCGTTCCGTTTCTGCTTGGCCTGTGAACTTGCAGCCGAGTTCGGTGTCGAGCCGTCTCCGCAGGTGCAGCGCATTGCAATGACCAGCAAGCGCGATCTGAAGCGCATCAACAACCCGGATGACTTGATGGCAATGCCAGCGGCACTGATCGTCAACCGTCCGCGCTTTAATATCTTTACCGGAAACTTCTAAGTGAAGACGCCGATCTTAGGGTCGTCGTACGTCATCCGGTCGGTCAATGCTGCCGACAACCGGATGGTAAACTTGTATCCAGAAGTGGTGCCAGAGGGCGGCAAGGAGCCTGCCTATCTGCAACGCTGCCCTGGCTTGCAATATAAAGCCGAAGTAGGTGAAGGCCCTATTCGCGGGTTATGGACGCTTGGTAATTACCTGTATGTCGTGTCTGGCGATAAGTTTTATCGCCTTAACCAAGATTTTGAAACTTCAAGTTACTTGTTGCTTGAAGACGGGTTTCGCATTTTGCTGGAAGACGGCGACGACATTCTGTTAGAAAACGCGGGCGTTAATTACATCGGTTTGGTGTCTGGCACTGGTCCGGTGTCCATGGCGGATAACGGCACGCAGATATTTATTGCGGCCAATCCCGATGGGTATATTTACAACAGCGTTACGGACGCTTTCCAACAGATCACTGACCCGGATTTCCCCGGCGCTGTTACGGTAGGTTATCTTGACGGCTACTTTGTGTTCAACGAACCAAACTCGCAGAGAGTATGGGTCACAAGTCTATTGGATGGCTTGTCCATTGACCCCTTGGATTTTGCGAGCGCGGAGGGTTCGCCAGACGGGCTAGTCTCTCTGATCATTGACCACCGTGAAGCGTGGCTCTTTGGCACGAACTCGGTGGAGGTCTGGTACAACTCGGGCGACCCTGACTTTCCTCTCACCCGCATCCAAGGCGCTTATAACGAAATCGGCTGTATTGCCCCCTATTCGGTCGCCAAGATGGATAACTCTGTCTTTTGGCTAGGCGCAGACGCTCGCGGTCAGGGTATCGTCTATCGAGCCGACGGCTACCAAGGAGTGCGTGTATCTACCCATGCCGTAGAGTTTGCCATTCAGGGTTACAGCAACTTGGCCGATGCGGTGGGCTACACCTACCAGCAGGACGGCCACACGTTTTACGTGTTGAACTTTACGGATGCTGACACCACTTGGGTGTTTGACGCTGCAACCGGCGCATGGCATGAACGTGCAGGATTCCGCAACGGCGACTTCAAGCGTCACCGTGGAAACAACCATGCTCGCTTTAACGGAGAGCCGATTGTAGGCGATTACCAGAACGGCAAATTGTATGCGTTTGATTTAGACGTATACGCCGATGACGGGCAAACGCAAAAGTGGCTACGCCGCTGGCGTGCATTGCCGACTGGCGCTAATGACCTAAAACGCACCGCGCACCACTCGCTTCAGATTGACTGCGAAACTGGCGTGGGGTTGCAAGGCTATTCGTTTGACCAGATTCAGTACCTAGGTTCTGAGTTGCTGCAAATCCTGCAAACCGAATCTGGGCAGAACATCATTCTTGACTTGGATTACACGGTAGGCGCTAATCCGCAGTTGATGCTGCGTTGGTCGGACGACGGCGGTCATACGTGGAACGGTGAGCGGCAAACCTCGATGGGGCGCGTTGGTCAATACGGCACTCGCGCTATCTTCCGCCGCCTTGGTATGACGCTAAAACTGCGTGACCGTGTGTACGAGGTCAGCGGCACCGATCCCGTCAAGGTTGCCATTATGGGCGCCGAACTTCAGATTAGTCCGACGGCATCGTAATGGCACAAAACATCACGCAAATCCCTGCGCCGCGTGTTCCGTTTATTGACGAACGGACCGGCCTTATTTCGCGTGAATGGTTCCGCTTCCTTAACAATCAGTACCAACTGACGGGCGGCGGCACTACGTCTACTTCTATTGCCGACCTTGAGATTGCGCCGTCGTTGGCCGCTAACGTTGAGGACGAAGTTGCCGTACTGCGTACCCAAGTTGACGATTTGCAAAAAGGACCGCCTCGCTTTGAGCCGGGTCTAATTAACTACGGGTCGTTTTTCTCAACGCAAACGCAAGCCGCCACCGTCATTAACACGGCAAAAGCCATTACGTATAACAACGCCGACCCGGCTTATGGCGTGTACCGCGACCCTGCTGATAGCAGCAAAATTAAGGTTACTCGCCCTGCTATCTACAACGTACAGTTTTCTATTCAAGTTGATAAAACTTCGGGCGGTACGGGGCGGTTGTACATTTGGCCTGCCATTAACGGCACGGCTGTGGCTAACTCGGCGTCGTTAATTCAGATTCAAGGCAACAACGCTGAAATTTTTTCGGCGGCTAACTTTTTCTTACCGCTGTCAAACGGCGACTACTTTCAGTTGTACTTTTCCGTAGACGCCTTGGACGTGCAGTTGCAGCAATTTGCCGCTGCTGCGCCCGTTCCAGCCATACCTTCTATCATTTTGACCGTTATGCAGGTGTATGTATGACCGTTTACCTTTCAGCCTTTGCTGGCGCCGGAGCGCAGTTCTTTACCGACGACAACGAAGTGCTGTCGGGCGGAAAGATTTACACTTACGCCGCTGGCACCACGACCCCGCAGACGACTTACACGTCGGTGCTAGGCACGTCTGCTAATGCCAATCCCATCATCCTTAACTCTGGCGGCAGACTGCCGGAGGACATGTGGCTGTCGGAAGGCGTGCTGTATCGGTTTGTATTGAAAGACGCCAACGACGTGCAGATTGGCGAATACGACGACATCGGCGGCGTTAATGACATTTCCACTGAGTCAGTAGCCTGGTCAACTATTACCGGCACACCGACGACGCTGGCTGGCTACGGGATTACTAATGCGTTGACTTCAACGCAGATTGCCTCCACTTATGCCCCGATTGCCTCGCCCACGTTTACCGGCACGCCGTTAATTCCTGATAACGCCACGACTAGCGTTAATTACGCCGTAGGCTATCGAGAGGCTCCGCAGAACAGCCAAACGGCTAACTACCAGTTGGTGCTGGCAGATCGCGGCAAATCCATCCTAATGAACGGCTCGTCGCTGACGCTGACCATTCCGGCTAACTCGGCTGTCGCGTTCCCGGTTGGCACGGTAGTTATTATCGTCAACCTCAACGCTACGGCGCTCTCGATTGGCATTACGACCGACACGCTGACGCTGGCTAACAGCACGACGACCGGCACTCGTACCCTCGCGCAAAACGGCTTGGCGACCTGCGTCAAGATTGGCTCAACCTCGTGGCTGATCAGCGGAGCGGGACTGTCCTAATGGGCGGCGCTACCCTAGCAGCAGCGATTGCAGGCACGACCGGAGGGTCTGGTGGTGTCTTTGACTTTGACTCCGGGTCAGGGTCGGTAGCCATTCCCACTGGAGCCACAGGCGCAACCATTGAGGTATGGGGCGCAGGTGGTGGCGGCGGCTACGGGACGGTAACCAACATCTTTGGTGAGTTCGCCTACGAGCCGCAGGAGAACCCCGGTGGCGGTGGTGGTGGGGGCGCTTACTGCAAAGTTGTGTTGGTGCTGACTGGTGCGGATACCAATAAAACTATCCTGTACACTGTCGGCGTGGCTGGCGCAGGTGGGTCACTTGGCGATGCGGTAGGCGGCGCTGGCACTCAGTCAGTGGCGTATGCCGGAACGTATGCGCTGCCCGAGATGATCGCAACGGGGGGGTTTGGAGGCTACGGTGGCATCGGTATTTACGGCAGCCAGCAAGGCGCTGGCGGTACGGCGATATTTACGTCGCCTGCGACGGGTTCTAATGGTAACGGCGGAGCGGCTTTTACGCAGACAGGTGCGGCTGCAATCGCTGGTGTGGGTAGCCTTACTGGTGGCGCTGGCGGTGACGGTGGCGATCCGGTAGAGGGCGGTGCTGTTGGCCTGCCTGGGTCTAATGGCCGCGTCCGAATAGTATTTACATAGGTGACACATGGCAGTTAACGTCAAAGTCCTGATCCCCGCAAAGATTGCGGAGAACACCCAAGTAACTCAATACACCGCCCAGAACGTGTCGGCCATTATCGACAAGTTCACGGCGACCAATTACAGCGCTTCGGCGGCTACCCTGTCGGTTAACCTCGTGACGCAGTTTGACTCGTCGGGCAACCAGAACTTGATCATTAAGAACAAGACGCTGTTGCCAAGCGAGACGTACACGTTCCCCGAACTGGTCGGCCACGTCCTGCAACCGGGCGGGTTTATCTCGACGATTGCCGGTACGGCGTCGGCTATCAACATCCGTTCGTCGGGGCGAGAAGTCTCGTGACGACTGCCGAATACTGGCTGACGGAGAACTTTAGGGAACTCGGGCTACCGCCTGACGCGGCGGCTTGGCTGCTAGACCTATGGAAAGTAACGCAGGTATTTGACGACGTGGCTGACGGCGATCCGGTAGACCGGGCTGCGCTGGACAACACCGTGTGGCGCTGCCTCGTCAACATGCCTGCAAACAGTTTCTTTATGGCTAATGCTAGTCAGTTATTGCCTGCATTGGCTACGTCAATTTGTAAGTGGAAAGCGTCGGATGACGCTGAGCGGTCGGGTCGGGCGGACGAGAAATCGTTTGTCTGGCGTGCCGCCTATTACGACATTGTGTTGTTAACGGTGCTGTTGTGTCTTGGCCGTGAGTCTGCTATGGAAAAAGCAGGTGCGGTAATGGCACTATACGGCGAAGATTTTGCGAAGTATCGCGAGGAATTCCCTCATGCCTGAACCATCAATCGCTATAACAGCAGGCTCTAGCGTCCTTGGCGGCGCAATGAGTTCTCGCGCATCCAGCAAGGCTGCTCGCGCTCAACAACAGGCTGCCGATCAAGCAGCGCAACTTCAGCGCGAAATATTCCAAAAGCAGACTGAACTGCAAGAGCCTTTCCGTCAGGCGGGAATTTCGTCGCAAAACGAATTGATGCGGCTGCTTGGGATCGGCGGTGACGCTGCGGCAGCCGACTACGGAATGTTGACCCGTCAGTTTGGCGAGAAAGACCTTCAGATGGACCCCGGTTACGGCTTCCGCCTGCGTGAGGGCGAGAAGGCATTGGAGCGTATGCAGGCTGCTCGCGGCAATCTGCTTTCTGGTGGAGCAATCAAAGCCGGTCAGCGGTTCGGGCAGGACTTGGCCTCGCAAGAGTACATGAACGCCTTTAATCGAGCGCAAGCGCAGTTGGGTACGCGCTTGGGAACGCTTGGCAGCCTGTATGGTGCTGGTCAGGCTGCCGCACAGCAGGTCGCTGGACAGGCCGGACAGATGGGCGCCAACGTGGGCGACCTAATGACGCAAGCCGGGCAGGCTCGCGCCTCTGGTTACTTAGGTCAGGCTAATGCGCTGAACCAAGCCCTTGGCGGAGTTTCGGGCGCCTTTGGTCAATATTATGGCAGCGGTTTGTCGCGTGGCGCTTTGGATGAAATTCTTCCCGGTGTGACCGTTACGGGTCGCAAGTACTGAGGTGACGTATGGCGGTTATTGGAGCAACTCAAATACAGCCCGTAAACTTTCTGGAAGAATATGCCAGAGGGTCGCAAATTGGTGCTGCTCGCCGCGAGGTAGAGCAACAACAAGTTGATCGCATAAAAGCAACCCAACAACAGGATTTTTTGAATTCGCTTATTAAAAGCGGATTCGCTGAAACACCAGAAGGCCGAAACGCGTTGGCGCGTATTCCCGGTGGTTTTGGAATTCTTAAATCTTATGGCGAGTCGCAAGAGCAACTTGGCAAAGGATTAGAGGCTCAAACCAAGGGCTTGTCTGATAGGTTGCAACTTTGGAAGCGAATGTTACCTTCTGACGCTGCGGGCGCCGCCCGATGGGTTCAGTCTGCTTATGCCGATCCAATCGTCGGCCCGGAATTGGCAAAGTTGGGGACCAGAGAAGAAGTCATTGCTGGAATTCCTACTGATCCTGCTAAATATATGGAATGGGCAGAAGGCGTATCGATGTTTGCGGATGAGTACGCAAAACGCCGAACTATGACTGCTGAACAGTTATCTACGACAGAAACCGCCCGTCGCGGCCAAGATATTACGGCTGCTACTGCCCGCCGTGGTCAAGATATTGAAGATGCCACCAAGCGCCGTGGTCAAGACCTTGAAAAAGATACTAAAGAGCGTCAGCAAAATCTTGAAACGTTCTTTGGTAAAGATAAAACCGGAAAGGAAGCGGCTAAGGATGTTGCTGGTGCTGAAGCGTTCCAAGGTGTTATTGATGAAATGCGAACCGCTTACAATGAGTTGGATCGTTTGAACGCTATCCCCAGCAGCCAAAGGCGCACGGCTGCGGAAAACCTTGGCATTTATGCCACAGAGACTAGCGGTCTTGCTCAAATGGCTGGTCGAGCAACGGGAACGCCTGCTCAGTCTTTGCGTAATCAAGTTCAAAGCGCTCGATTGCGTTTGTTGCAAGGCATTAAAGCGGCAACAAACATGTCTGCTCAAGAGTTGAACAGCAACGTTGAACTCCAGCAATGGCTTGATGCTGTTACCAATCCGGCAAATGACATTGAATCCAATATGGCCGTCTTAAATAGCATTGAAAACTTTGTTGCTACAAAGTCTGGTAAGCAAATGTCTGCGAAGCCGAAGCCAAAACCGGAGGCGCCTCCGTCATCATCAATCGACGCGCTGCTTGAAAAATACAAGTAGTAGGGGCTAATCATGGCAACTACCGAGCAACTTGAAAACGCCCTTCGTAAGGCAGATGCGGCAGGAAACACTGCGGACGCAAAAGCGTTAGCAGCAGAGTTGCGCCGTATGCGTTCTGAAGCGCCATCGGAAATTCCGCAGCGCCGAAGTTTTGTCCAAGATGTTGCTGGCGAATTGACTCGCGCAGCCGTTCCTTACGTTGCGGCTACTGGTGTTGGCGCAGCCTTGGGCGGGCCTTATGGCGCTGTTGCCGCTCCCTTGGCGTTGGCAGCCGGTGACATTTTGGTTGGTGGCGTATATAACCCCGTTTTTAGAATGATGGGAGCGCCTACCGCGCCCACTCCATCGGAGTCGTTTCAAAGCCTTGCAGAAAGAGTTGGAATTGGCGCTCGCGGGCAAACTTCAACAGCCCGTACAATCGGCGCCGTCACGCAAGGCGTCTTAGGTGGCGGTGCTGGCGCATTGTCGGCTCGTGGATTGTCCGCTGCGGCTGAATCGCCTTTTGCTCGAAATGTGCTGCAACAGATGTCTACTCAGCCACGTATGCAAATGGCTGTGGGCGGTGCCGGTGCTGGCGCACCTCAAGTGGCCCAAGAACTCGGGGTTAAAGACCCGGCTGCCTTGGCTGCTACTGGCGCTGTCGCCGGTTTGTCTGCTGGCAGGCTTACGTCGCCCAAGCCGCCACCGAGAGCGATTCAGCAAGAGGCGTTGCAAACCCAAGTGGATGACGCTTACGCCAAGATTGATAAGGCTGGTGTTTCGTTTAAGCCGCAGGCTGTCAGTTCTCTTGCGACTAATGTGCGGGAGGCTCTTGAAAGCAATCGCTTTAATGCTGTTCGCCATCCACAACTTGCAACCGCGTTGGCAGAACTTGAGTCTGTTGCAAACGACGCAGTAAAAAGAAACACGCCACTTAGCGTTAAGGACATAGACGTTCTTCGCGGCGTCATAAAAGGCGCCGCTGGTAGCGCAAAACAGCAAGAAAGCAAACTTGCTATGGATGCCTCCAAGATAATTGACGACTTCGTTGACAGTGTTGTTCCCACAAATGTCAGCGCCAACCTGAAAGAAGCCAGAGCGCTTAACACGAAGTTGAGTCGATCTAAAGAAATACAGAAGAGAATTGACAAGGCCTCTCTTTCGGGAGCCGAGCCTGCTGTTGCGTTACGCAGGGAGTTTAGATCGCTTGCGAATAGCCGTTTAATGAGGACGTTTGAGCCTGAACAGAAAAACGCTATTAAAGCGCTCGCAAAAGGCAATAAAGTTCAAAACTCCTTGCTTACGTTGGCTAAGTTGGAACCTTCGCTTAATTTGCGCGGATTGGCTGCTGGCTCGCTTGCTACCGCGCTTGGAATGACGGTTAACCCGTATGTCGGCGGAGCATTGGCTACCACTGGTATTGCTTCAAGAGCCATATCCAATCGTTTGGCGGAGCAGCAGGCCAACCGTATTGCCGCAATGATGCGCGGTGGCCCATACGTTAAAGATTGGCGCGGTCAGCCAATCCCAGAAGCGCTTGTCCCTGTTGCCGCAACCGCGCTGCCGCAATAAAAGCATTTTCGGAGTAATAACGTGGACGACATGCAGGTTCTTTTTAACATCATTCTAGGCGTGGCTGCGTTTCTTGGCGGCTGGACTGTCAATAACCTGACGCGCAGCATCGAGCGACTGGATAAAGACATCCGCAGTATGCCGTTGACGTATGTAACGCAAACCACGTACCAGCGCGACATCGACGACATCAAGTCTATGCTCGGCAAAATCTTCGACAAACTAGACGAGAAGATGGACAAATGAGTGAAGACATCGAATTGCTGAAGGTGCAGATCAAGGCTGAACTGCAACGCTTGGAAGCCCACAGCAGCGCCAAGGATGTGGCTGGCAAGGCCATTGGCAAGGACGGCCTGAAGTACATTACAGCGATTGTGGTCATTGGCGTGATGTCTAGCCTTGCGTTAGATAGCGACAAGATCGCCGCTGTGATGGGACTGCTCGGTGCCTCGCTGACCGCTCTTATCTCCATGCTGGCGTCTATTGCTGGCACCGTAGAGAAGGAAGAGAAACCTGAGTTTGATGTGATTAAAGAATTGATTGCCAAACTAGACAAGTTAGACCGCAAGGAACAGCCGATGCGGGTCGATGTCGAGGGCGATCATGTGACCGTAACCAAGGGCGACGACGTAGTGAGGGCAAGCAAATGATGACGATGGTTAGCACTTTTCTGTCGTTCTTGGCCGGTGGCCTGCCCAAGATTCTGCAAATCTTCCAAGACCGTCAGGACAAGAAGCACGAGTTAGCCCTTGTCGCTGCCCAGAAGGAGCGTGAGTTGGCCTTGGCCGAGCGTGGCTTTATCGCCCAGGCTCGCGTTGAAGAGATCAAACTGGAGCAGATTCAAACGCAGACGGCTGGCGAAGAGCGTCAATCGCTATACGAACACGACATGAAGATTGGCGAGGGTGCAAGCCAGTGGATGATTAACCTGCGTGCCTCCGTGCGCCCGGTCGTCACCTACATTTTTGTGTTGGAATTGGTCATCATCAACATTGCTGGCATGTGGTATGCGTGGAACCAAGGCGTACCTTTTGCGATTGCGCTGGAAAACGTGTTCTCTGAGGACGAGATGCTGATCCTGTCCTCGATTATTGCTTTCTGGTTTGGCACGCAGGCTTTTGGCAAAAAGTGAGCGTTGTTTACTGGATAAGGCTTGAAGAGCATTTTGATATGAACTCTGATGGATACATTGGGGTTGCTATTGACTTAGACAGCAGGCTTGTTCGGCACCGCTCAATTACTTCGCGTAATGACTGTCACTTTGGAAGAGCAATTAGATATCACGGCTGGAAAAACTTGTTATGTGATGTTGTTTTTTCTGGGTCAGATGAAGAGTGTTATAAGTTAGAAAACCAGTTGCGGCCTGCATTTCAGATTGGTTGGAATGAGGCTATTGGCGGGTGTGGCGGAAATAGAAGCGAATACATAAATTACGCTGCTAGGGCAAAGCCAGTAGGAAACAGAACCCCCAAGCATGGGCAACAAAACCCGTTTTTTGGAAAGTTGCATACTGATGAATCTAGGCAAACCCAGACTATCGCTAAAGCACAATCAATAATTCGTACCCCTGATGGAGTATTTTTTGGTTTTAGTTCTTTAGCCAGGCATCTAAAAGTGCATAAAGCCACTGCAAAAAACATGGCTCTTAAGCAAGGGTGGAAAATTGAAAACAAGCCCTCGCTGTATTGAGATGATCAAACACCATGAAGGTGTACGCACAAAGCCTTACCAATGTCCGGCGCTAATCTGGAGCGTCGGCGTCGGCCATGTCATTGACCCTACTCACGCTGCGGTGAAGTATGAGGAGCGGAAGAATCTACCGATACCCGAGGGCTGGGATCGCATCCTTAGCATGGGAGAGGTGGACGCTATTTTGGCTGAAGACCTTGGCCGCTTTGAGCGTGGCGTGGCCCGCCTTTGCCCTGGGTCTGTTGGTAATCAAGGACAATTTGACGCCCTAGTCTCGTTCTCCTTTAACGTGGGACTCGGCAATCTTCAGCGCAGTAGCATACGGATGCGCTACAACCGGGGTGACATTGAGGAGGCAGCGGACGCCTTCTTGATGTGGACAAAGGCAGCGGGCAAAGTATTGCCCGGACTGGTCAAGAGGCGCCGAGACGAGATGGCGATGTTTCTCAGCCAGCCGTAATTTAAGCCTCATGGAGCAGGCGTCATGCGTAAAGACGGTATCCCTGCCGCGTTCCAACTAGCCGGTCACACCATCAAAGTCAAAGTAATATCGCCTTCAAAGTGGCGACACGGCAAAAATTGTGTTGGAATGTGGCTTCCTGATAAGTATGAGATTCACATCATAAGTTCTTGTAAAGGCACGAACCGGCAGCAAGTATGGGCGCATGAGGCTATGCACGCCCTCTTTGATGTCGCAGGTCATCCCGACCTGTCGTCAGACGAACAACTCGTAGACCGAACCGGTCACTTGCTGCAACAGATGCTCACAACGATGGAGTAGACGATGCAAGCAAAAGCCACTGACGATGAAATCCTAAAGGCTCTACAGGACGCCAACGGCATCCGAGCCATAGCCGCTAACAAGATAGGCGTCAACGAACGAAGCCTAATGATGCGGCTCAAAAAGATGAGGGCAAAGGGTTACATCATCCCTGAGTCCACGTATCAGCCGGGCGCAGTCAAGCAGGACGTAGATAAGCCCGGGTTCTTCTTCACCCCGCTGCCTGATGACGACGTTCCCATTGAGGAGTTGATCGAACAGCGCAAGCGTAAGTTCCTACACAAGCGCGAACACGAAGAAGCCTCCAAACTGATCCCGATTCGGGTCAAGTTGGGTGGCGCTATCGGCCTACTGCACTTTGGCGACCCGCACGTCGATGACGACGGCTGCGACATTGAGGCCATCGAGCGGCACACGGCGTTGGTGAACAAGACCGAGGGGTTGTTTGCCTGCAACGTCGGGGATACCACCAATGGGTGGGTAGGCCGTTTAGCAAGGCTTTACGGCGAACAGGCAACATCAGCAGCACAGGCTTGGAAGATTGCAGAATGGTTCGTCGGTCGCTGCGACTGGCTTTACATGATTGCTGGCAATCACGACTTGTGGGCCGGGGCAGGCGATCCTCTCAAATGGATTACGCGACAGCAGGGGGCGCTTTATAAGGCCTCAGAAGCCCGCCTAGCGCTTCGGTTCCCGAACGGCATGGAAGTGCGGGTCAACGCTCGCCACGACCACAGCGGCTCGTCCATCTGGAACCCGGCGCATGGCCCGATGAAGGCTGCCATTATGGGAACCCGCGACCACATCTACGTGGCAGGGCATAAGCACGAGAGCGCCTATAGCGTCCTGAAGGATGCGATTAGCGGCATTACCATGCACGCCTGCAAGGTCGCCTCGTACAAGGTCTACGACCGTTATGCGAAGGATCGAGGGTTCAGGGACAACGCCCTGTCACCCTGCGTCCTGACGACCATCAACCCAGACTTGCCGCCTGAGCATCCGGACTTGGTGAAAGTGTGGTGGGACCCGCAGGAAGGTGCGGACTATCTGACTTATCTGCGACGGCGCTGAAAATCTCAGCGCGTTCCCGAGCGGCTCGCAGGATGCAGTAGCGTTGGTGCAGCCGCTTGAGGAACGTCGTGCGACGCTGACCGACGATCTCATCGTCAAGCAGGGCTTTGACCTGCTCTTCGTTCAGCGAGTTCAGTGTTTGGTTAAGTGAGCGCCAGTTGTTCATGGCGCTATTGTAAACGAATTATTTAAGCCGCTGCAAGTACAGGGCTTGTAGGGCGCATACGGTGTCGTCGGCGTCCCTGCCTTCGTACCACTCGCCCCTAGGCTCAAACAGCCCCCTAAAGCGCTTCTGGCCGTCTGAGAGCCGCCCGCCCTTCGCCTTGACCTCTACCCAACATATCCACGCCATGCCGTCGTGCATAGGCTTGATGGCGAGCAGGTCGGGGATGTCGTGACCGGCGCTGGCAAAGTCGATGACCTCGAAGTTGGCCTTGCGGAGGGCTTCGACTATATCCGTGTGGTTGTTGTCCCGACGTTTGGCGTAGCGCATCGGCTTATTATGCCGCCTGCGCTCTGGCCTTCAATCGGTCTACGCCAGGTTCGCCCCACAACTCCCTGACCATGCCACGGATGTGCGGATCGCCGTAGGCTTCCTTTACGTCCGTGAGGCTGCGGAGAATGTCGCCGACGTAGTTCTTGAGCCACGACGTGCGCTCCGCCCGCTGCGACCACTCGCCTACGTTGATCCGAGCGAGGTACGCATCGGCTAACCGGAGTTTATGGTAAGGATTATTCCTTACCGACTCCCAGTACCGGACGTTGGCCTGCGACGCCCACGAGATGTCGCTACTAACGATCTGCTGCTGGATCATTCGGCTTTACCACACATTCAATCTGATATAGCCGCAGGGCAGGAATCTTGTTTTCCTTAAACCAGCGCAGCACGGCCTGACGAGTCACGCCTAACGCCCGAGCGATCTCCGCTTGGGAACCATAAATCTTCAGTAGTTGCTTCGGTGTCATGGGCGCACTGTAACGACTGTTGACACCATAGTCAACATGCGTATACTTAACTCCGGGGATCGGCCCCGCTTACTGGAGACTACGATGGAACAAGACGACTTCCGCATCCTGCAAGAGCAGGAGCGCGACCGGCTCATGGAACTGCACTGCCGGTACGAACACGCAGCCTTCAACGTCATCGAAGGCTTGAACGAACTCAACCGCATCGAAGCCGAAGGCGCTTTCAAACTGCACCAAGCGTTTGCTGAGTGCCTCGCTGCTATTGATGCTGCATCCGCCAAACTGAGGGAACGTCAATGAAGGTCTACGAGAAGATTGCTGCTGTCACCGCCGAACTGTCCAAGATCGGCATTAGCAAGGACAGTAAGAATACATCACAGGGCTACGCTTTCCGTGGCATCGACGCCGTGTACGGTGCGCTCTCGCCTATGCTGTCAAAGCACGGGCTGTGCATCCTGCCTCGCGTCACCGACCGACAGGTTATCGAGCGCCAGAATCGTCAAGGCACGGCGTTGTTCTACGTCACGCTGACCGTTGAGTTTGACTTTGTAGCAGCCGAGGACGGCAGCAAGCACACGGTCATCACCGTAGGCGAGGCGATGGACTCTGGCGACAAGGCCAGCAACAAGGCGATGTCTGCGGCTTACAAGTACGCAGCCTTTCAAGCCTTCTGTATCCCGACTGAGGGCGACAACGACGCTGACGCCCACACGCACGAAGTCTCTGCGACTGACCCTGCTGTTGAAGCGTCCGTAGAAGCCGCTACCACTATCGAGGAGTTGAACAACGTATGGAAAAGTCTAAGCGCCGAACAAAGAAAGACCCACTTGCCGATCTTCTCAACCCGCAAGACCCAACTCTCAAGCAAGTAATTGACGACGTATCTGCATACATCGTCCGTTATTCGCTGACGACCACGGAGGCCAGTTTGGAACAGATCATTAAAGAACGACTGGCCGGTGATTGGAAGAATGGGTTTTTCGACAAAAGCAAAACCAAAGACCTTCGCATCCTGCGTGACCACTTGGAGGCGGTACGCATTGTGCGAGGTTGGTACGAGGTGCCGCCGCTATGACTAGGCCGTTAGTTGAATTGCAAACATGGGAGTTTGACTTGGTGAGCCTTGTCGGTGCGCGTCGTGCGTCTGCTCGATGGCACAGCGGCAACGCGGCGCACTACGACCAGAAGCGCATGGAAGATGAACGCACAGCACAGGTTGCAGCATGTGCAGCCGAGTTGGCCGTGGCTAAGTGGACTAACCGTTACTGGCACGCACACGTTTGGGATGCACGCGATCACGACAAGTTCAAGGACTTGCCGGACGTTGGCACGAACATAGAAGTGCGGCGCGTCAGGACGAGTGACTCGGCTGCGGTGCGTGAGCATCAAGTTGGCAAGCGTTTAGTGTTGTTTGTCGCCAAACCGGTAATGCCAGAACTTCGTTCGGTTGAGATTCTGGGTTGGCTTCCGTATGACCTTGCATGGCAGCACGGCACACCATCGGATTACGCGCAGAACACGCGATTGCTTGACCCGAAGTATCTGCGATTGGAGATACCAAAATGAAGGCATATACCAAACCGTCCCGCTATAACCTTCGTTTGTCTTTTGAGCAGTACCAACTGCTGCTGTACCGCAAACGCAAAGCGAAAGCCAATAACGAGCGTGTGCGCTACAAAGACCTGATTGAACTGTGGGGCGTGCGCCAGAGCGTGATTGGCACTGCCTTGCAGCGCGGCATCAAGCAGTACGACTACATCCTGTGGAAACAAGGTAATGCAAGTTCATTACCGCTATTTGGGACAAAAAACCGTCTTTTTGTCTATAACAGAGAACAGGTGCAGCGATGAAACCTGACGCTTACAAATTGATTCAGAAGTGCGTTGACGATGGCGTTGCCTCCGGGATGGCTCGTGCATATAAGCACGCTGAAAACCCGAGCAGAGACTACATTCAGGACAAGGTTTATGACGCCGTAATGCACGAAATCTGCGAGTGGTTTAAGTTTGATCCCATAAAAGACACAGGAGAGGAATGATGAGCGCATTACTTCAACGCATGGTTAAGACGTGGGTTGCTACGTCGAAAAACCCGTGCGAATGGCATTGGTTTGATTTAAGCGGATCAATTCCAACTGATCACGCGGTACACG